CACCTGATGCACATTTTGGAGTTGACTCTGAAATTACTACAATTCCTGATCCACCTGCACTAGCATTATTAGGAGCGCCTGGGCCATAAGAGCCGCCGCCACCACCTCCAGTATTATCACCTCCAGCAGTAGAAGCTCTAGCATTAGAATGTGATGGTCCTGTATTTCCTCCTAAAACTCCACCATTACCTCCACCACCTGGTCCACCTGAACCAGATGTTCCAGTTCCAGAACTTCCGCCACCACCACCTCCAGCGTACGTTACTGAACTTCCTGTAATATCATTTGCTGTTCCATTGCCACCAACTCCACCGTCAGCGTTTCCAGCGGCTCCACCATTTCCTGATGAACCACCTCCACCACCTCCTGATTCTGTGTAAGCCCCATTATTACTACCAGCTGCACCATTATTTCCTTGAGGAGGACTTGTTGGAGGAGTGTTTCCATTTGCTGCATCATTATTGTAACTACCTCCGCCGCCTGAACCTCCTGCGTTTGCAGCGCCACTACCATCAGCTCCCGCACCGCCGCCTGTAGAAGTTAAAACTCCACATATAACTGAATTACCTCCACTAGTGTCTACACTTCCACCTCCACCTACGGTGACTGGTATGGCTGCATTAGGCATAACAACACAAGTAGCTGTTCTATATCCACCTGCACCGCCGCCACCACATCCACAGTTTTGACCACCTCCTCCACCGCCACCAGCAACAACCATTATTTCTGGTACTGTTGTTGTGCAGTTTCGTTTTTGAAAAGTTCCGTTTGCTGTAAATGATGTGACTTTAGTAGATGGTGAACATACTACTTTGTTTGGTCCAATTATACCGCCATTTCTGCCCGCCATAATTTAAACCTCCTACGCGTCGTCTAGTTCTTCATACGATATGAAATAAGTTAAATCACTGTTAGCGCTTGCTGTAACAGCTAATTGATCTGTTTCGTCTAAATAGATTGGATTTTCTAAAAAACTTAATGTTGCATCTGCTGGAACAGAAATTGTGCTTGCAATTTTAACATAGTTAGAACCGTTATCGACACTAACTTCTAGTGTTATGTCTGCTGCATTTGTTCCATCAATGTTAGCAATAAGTATTGTATTTATTTTTGCAACTTTATCAGCAGATACATCGACTGCAACTGCTCTTGAAGTAGTTACTGCTCCTGTTGCATTTTTAGCATTAATTGTTGCTACGTTTACTATATTTGGTGTTGCCATATTATTCTCCTTTTATCCGAATACAATCGCCATTGCAATAGCTTTTCCAACCGATGCAAAATTAGCATTATTTTGTATATATGTTGTTAAATCTGAAGCTGCTACTTGAACCATGGTGCCATTGTCATTAACCACAAATCTATCTGCATCTACCAAAGTTGTAGAAGTAGCTGATGTTCCACCATCTACAATATTAAGCTCTGCTGCTGTAGAATCTACAGCTGCTAATTTGGTTAAGTCTGCTTGTACCAGTCCAGAAACACCATCAAGCAAATTAAGCTCTGCTGCTGTAGATGTAACTGCTGTTGAGTTTAAAACTAATTTACCATCACCTATTGTGACTTTGTCATTAAATGCAGCAGATCCTGCATCTGACATATCTAAAGTTAAAGCTGTAATAGCAGAACCATTATCATCACCTTTAAATATAATATCTTTATCTTGAACACTTGCAGTAATTACTGCATCACTTGAACTGTTACTAATATCAAGAATTGAAGTTCCACCAGATTTAAATGTTACATTATTGCCAGCTGCATCTAGTATAATATCAGCTGCAGCATCAACCGTTAGATTATTTGCACTAATAGTTAAGTCAGTTCCATCACCCTCAATTTTTTCAGAGTCTCCACCAAATACAATACCAACATTATTTGGAATATGCACATCTGATGTAGCTGTTAAATTTAATTTAGCACTCGATGCTATTGTTAAATCAGTTCCGTCACCTTCAATTTTTTCTCCATCATCACCAAATGTTAAACCAACATTAGCTGGTATATTAACATCATTAGTTGCGTCTAAAGTAATGTCAGCACTAGAATCTATTTCTGCAATTACAGGTGTTGTTAAAGTTTTGTTTGTTAAAGTTTGTGTTGCAACAAGAGATACTAAAGTTGAGCTAGAACCATCTGGCAATAACATTTCATTTGTAACACCTGCTGAGTGTGGTTGTGCTTTTAATATCTGGCCATGTGAATTATTTTCACAATTAAATTGTATGGCACCTGCATTAGAATTACCAACAATAGTTACATGTCCTGTTCCTTTTGCTAATAAATTTAAATCAATATTAGAGTCTCCACCAGTTGCTGATAATTGTGGTGGATTACCTGTTGCAGCGTTTGTTACATCAAATTGATTGACTGCTGAACTTGTTGTTTGAAATATAATTTGTTCATTACCATTTTCATCTGCAATAAAATGTGCATCGTCTATTAAAATATTTGCAGAGTTGGTATCTAAGTCACCGCCTAATTGTGGAGATGTATCCTCTACAACATTTGATATTGCACCCGATGAAGCAAGTCCAGATACAACAGCTGATCTTGCAATTTTTTTAAGACCACCACCTGAAGTATCTATTGCTAAGAATACATCATCATTAGCAACTGTAGATATTTCTGATAATGAACTTACAGCTATTGAATTAAAGTTTGTACCATCCGCAACTAATAAATTACCTGCAGTGTTTGTACCCATGGTAATGTCATCGCCTGACACTGTAAGATCTCCAGTTACAACTACGTTACCACCAAATGTTGCTTTACCAGCATCTGACATGTCAAAAGTTAAAGCTGTAACAGTTGAACCACCATCATTACCTTTTATTATTAAATCTTTATCTGATACTTTTGTTTCTAAAATAACATCACTAGATGAATTATGTATACGAGCCATTTCAGTGCCATCATCTTCATAAATAATACCACTACCTGCTGTTCCAGCATCAAGTGTAATACCGCCAGCTGATTCTATATTAATTGAATCAACTGCAGTTCCATCCGATACAATATCTAAATCACCGTCCGCATTAGATCCAATTGTTAAACCTGTATCTCTAAAAGTTAATTTATTTGCAGCGTTTAAAGTTAACCCTGTGCCATCAGTATGAGTTAAAGTTGTATCTGAATCTGCACCAAAACTTAATATAGAGCTATCGCTTAATAGTTTAAGATCATCACCTATGACAGCATCTTTTGCTACAGACAATCCACCATCTGTTTGCAATGATCCATCAGTTGTGGAGCTTGCATCAGTAGTATCATCTGTTTTTACAATGCCGCTGGCTGTTATAGTGGTAGCTGTTAGTGCCTGTGCAGCAATTGTGCTACCTGATTGTGCGGTAAAAGTATTTGCTGTAAATTGAAAATCATCTGCGCCCGCTATTTTAATATCTATCTGGTCATCTGTATCTGCTGTAATAGTTGTATCACCATCAGCATCTAAAACTAATTCTCTACCTTCTATATCAAGTGCTCCACCAAATCCTGCATCAACAATATTAGTTCCATCTGAATAAACTAATCTTGTAGTTTTTTCTGATACACCAAAAGTAATACCAGTCCCCGATGCTGTTTTAAACTGAACTGTGTATGCGCCAGATGTTCCATTAGTTACAATGTAAACTTTTTCTATTGAGTCTGGTACAGTTACAATAGAGTTTCCTGTTATTGTACCAGTTAATTTTATAACAGCGTGTCTTGCAACTGATGTAGATTCAGTTGCATCGCCATCTGTAATTGTTAATGCTGTAGTTCCACCACTGGTTACTGCTTTTTCTACATAACCACCAATTGCTTTTTCTACAATTTGTAAGTTGGTATTTGTTTTATCTCCCCATGTACCGGCATTTTCGCCGGTTGCCATTAGTTCTATACCAAGATCTGAAAATGATGATGCCATAATTTAATCCTTAAGGTGTCGGTGAGTTAACTGGTATTCTAATTGTTCCATCTGTGTAGTCATCTCTTCGTCTTCTACCTATTTGCTCTCCTCCAAATTTTTGTACTTCTTGTTGATATTTTTGTTCGTATAATTGCAGCATGTCAGCTGGACCTTTCAAGAAACCATAAGTTTCTGCTAGGCAACAATATAGCAGACCGTTTGGAAAATTCATACTAATATAATTAGTATCATCGTTTTCTAATAATGCTGGAGCTGCGTTGTAATGAATTTTGTATGCAAAGGTGCTACCTGGTGTTGGTGATACAACTATAGATCCAGAGTTTGATGAACTTTCCCCAGTTGCTCCTGTGTCCAACATAGCATAGTATTTTGGTGTTCCAGTAGATGTGGCTGCTGAAATATATTCTTCTAAAAATGTAATATCTCTTTTTTCTAAGTATGTATTGGCACCCGTATAAGTAGATCCAGTTGCAGTATATACTTGCACTGCTCTAACAAATACAGCTCCTGCAGGAACTGTCACGTTGTTTGTCCCAGACGTAAAATTACCTGTTGATGTTTTTCTATCAGCATCAATTGGTATATCTCTAAAAATTCTATATTGTGCATTTAAAATAATATTCTCTAATACACTATCTGATAACACCGTTGTGCTAACTTCTGTATAACTTCTTATTTGTGTTTTTAATCCTGATGCACTTAATCCTGCCATATTATGCCGTCAACGTTGCTGGGCCAGCCGAGCAATTGTTGCCTCCTCCTGATACTTCTCCACTTGTAGCAGTGTTTGTGTCCACAGTAAAGTGATAGAAATCTGTTGTGTTTGTAATATTTCCGCTTGAATCTCTTTTACCAACTGTAATCGAGTAGCCAGCAGACTTAGCTATATTTGATCCTGTAATACCATCAAAATTTGTTGGATTATTAAATGACCCTGAAGTTGCAGGAGCTCCTCTAAATCTTATAGTGTCACTTGTAGATCTTCCATGTGATTTTTCAAATACGTTTATTATACCAGATGACGCTGCAATACTCTCAAAAGGATTTGGTCCCAATATTGCAATTACTTCATTTTCAGCTCTATCGACTCTAGAGTCTAATAATCCTTCTGCATCCGCTCCTCTTGTTCTTAGCTCTAGTTGTGGGTGTTTTTCTTCATATTCAGTTCTATGAACAAAAGAACCATTCCATTCTTTCACCATTTCAGTATATGGAAACTCCATTCCTGATCTGTCTGATATTGCTTTTGAATATTTTCCTCTTGCCATTATGTTCCTGGGTAATAAGTTTTAGGTGTTATGTGTACACTAGTTGAAGAACCATCCTCAGATAATGCTCTAGCTAATTCATCTTCATAATATAATTTCATAGCTTGAATTCTATCTGGTGCAAACTTTTGTGCTAAATAAAAAGCTAGACCCGATACCATACAAGGTACAAATCTAAATGGTACATCTGTTGCATCTGTATAAGTTGAGTCTGCATCCTGTATTCTTTTAACATAATAAAAATGTAAATCTTTAGATGCGTTAGATGAATCCGCTGTTGGGTAAACTGTTAAAGTAGTTCTATCAACAAATCTTTGTACAAAATATTGTGAAGGAGTTCCTTTAGATAATTTATTGGATAAAGCAGAATATGTTGATCTATCTATTTTTGTTAGAGCTTGATCTGCTTGAGATGTAGAGGTTCTATTTGTTCTTAAAGTAGCCTCTAAAATATCTGCTACACCATAGACATTAGATGTTGCATTTGTGCTAGCACTTGTTCCATCTCCACTTTCTCTATAGAAAATATATTCAGTTTGGCCTTCAATCAAATCAATATTAGTCTCTGCTACTTCCCAATAATGCAAACCTCTATTTCCCCATTCTTGAAACATAATGTTTAAAGAACGTCTAGCTGTTTTTAATTGATACCCTGATGTTACTTGTGAACCTATACGCTCGTATGCCTCTGCTATTAAATCATCTACAGCAAAAGTTTTGTCAAAAGTAACTGTGCCTGAAGTTGTATTGGCCATCAGTTACCTCCTAATATGATTTTCTTAATTCTAATACTATCGTGTAATGATCGTG